GAGATAAATGATAAAGTTGACCCTGAAGAATTTTCAGGTAATGTAGAAGTATTAAATGGACAAATTGCTGATTTATATGAAGATGGAGACATGGTAGGAATATCATTAAAAATGATAAGTAAAAAAAACCCAGCAATAGAAAAAGTATATAATGACCCCGGGGTAGACCCTGAAACATACACATATGAAGGATATAAAACCACAATAGGATCTGCAGGCGCTGACATAATATTTACAGGAGGATCAGCAACAGCTAGAATGTTCCAAACAACAAAAGGATTTGCTGTAGAAATAAAAGGAATAGCTGCTCAAGGAGGAAAAGCAGGATTAGGAGCTGTAAATAATGTTTTAAAACGTAATGGTTTAACTCCTTTACCATCAGATATTAAAAAAGAATTAGATGCTTTTGAGGCTAATAGTGAAGGTCATTACAATAAACTATATTATTTAATAGATAGATTTGTACCAGGAGGAATATCAAAAGAAAATTTTAAAAAAACATATGAATCTTCTGATTTAGCATGGAAAATAGGTAACTATTATAGTTTAGAACTTATACAAAGATTAGAAGACAACCAACCAGAACCTACTAACGAAATATTAGATGATATTATACGATATGCTTACTCTACTACTAAAGACTCATCTAAGTTTGTAAAAATATCAGGATAAATTTGGTTTTGCAGAATCCCTTTACTACATAACATAAAAATACAACAATTATGAGATACGAAAGACAAGTTAATGGTGCTTTAGACAACATGGATGTTAGTTTAAACAAATTATATATGCTAATTAAAAATGGTAAACAAAAAGAAGCTCTTGAATTTATGGAAAACGGAGAGCTTAAAGAAAAATTTGCCGATTTACGAAGTATGATTACACTATCATATACAAATCCTTTAGGAGCTAGAGGAGCTTCAAATACAGGTATACTTTAATAAAAAATAGGTTATGTTATCAGCAGAAAAAATCCAATCAAATTGGGAACGCTATCTCAATGAAATAAAAGCAAATATATCTAAAGAACGAACCGATATATTAATTCCTTTTTTAGAAAAATTTGACGAACGAATAATGATGATGCCTGCCGCAGCTAAAAATTGGCATCATTCAGCATTTGCGGGTGGTTATGTTGACCATGTATTACGTGTATATGATTGCGCAAATGAGTTATATAAAACGTGGAAAAAAATGGGAGGTGATATATCCACATATACAATTGAAGAAATGCATTTCGTCGCTTTATTCCATGATTTAGGCAAGATGGGTCAGCAAGAAGGTGAATATTATCAACCAAATGATTCACAATGGCATATAGATAAATTAGGTCAAATTTATAAGTTTAATACCGATATTCCTGCTATGAAAATACCAGAACGATCTTTATTTTTATTGCAACAAATAGGATGTATAGTATCTCAAAACGAATATATAGGAATTAAAATACACGATGGTTTATATGATGAAAGTAATAAATTTTACTTTATGTCAGGTATGAAAGAAACTAAATTAAGATCACATTTACCCTTATTAATGCATCAAGCTGATCATATGGCAGCTCAAATTGAGTTTGAAATATGGAATAATGCAACAGATGCTGTCCCTAAACAATCAAAACCTAAAAATGGTACTAAAGGGGATAAAACAATGAGAAATGCTAAAAAAATAAATACTAAAAATAATCCGAATTTATCTAATGCTACTTTAGATGTTATAGATTCGTTTTTTAAAGACTAAATTATGGGCTGGATAATATCAACAATAATACTTATCATAATTGTAACCTCAATGAGTTTTGCTCTTATGAATTTAATAAAAAAGAATGAAACTTTAGAAGACTTCATTGCAAAACAGAGCGAAGCTATAAACGAATGTGATTCAAGACTAAAACAAATTGATGATAAAGGCATATTCTATGCAGATGATGAAATAGGATGGTTTTTTAAAGAACTAAAAAAAATACAAGAAGCTCTAAACGAATTTACCCTTAAATAAAATATGACAAACCAAACCAAAATTAAACTGGAATCAGACTCTATTCCTCCTCCTAAAAAAAAGAGAGGAAGAAAAAGAACAAAAAAAAGATACTTTACTGAAGATACAGACTTAGCTATAAAACAATATTTAGAATCCTCTAACCAAGATGAAAGAGATTACATATATAAAACTCGTATTCATTACCCTTTTTATAAACTAGCAGAAAATCTTATCCATACTTTTAAGTTTTACTATACAGAAGTAGATAATTTAGAAGACCTAAAACATGAAGTAATTTGTTTTCTCTTAGAAAAATTAGACTATTTTGACCCATCTAAAGGATCAAAAGCTTTTTCTTATTTTTCTATTGTAGGTAAAAACTACCTCATTCTTTATAATAATAACAATTATAAGAAGAAAAAAATAAAAACAGATGTTATGGCTGCAGATGAAGATAGTAGTGTTATACATTCATTAGGTAGAGATGAAAGAAAAAAAGAATTAAAAGATTTTATAGATTACTTTACTGCATATGTAGATAAACATATGTTTACTATGTTTAAAAAAGATAACGATAGAAAAGTTTGTGATGCTGTAAATACTCTCTTTAAACGTAGAGAAAATTTAGAAATTTTTAATAAAAAAGCACTATATATTTATATTCGCGAAATGACTAATGTAGAAACTCCAGTTATTACTAAAGTAACAAAATACTTAAAAAAAATATATAAAAAACTCCATAACGAATATCGTGATACGGGATATGTAAGGATTTAAATCCTTTTATATTTATAATAAACCGTTAAATATGGACTCATTAAACCAAATAATTTTTGATGATAAAAGTTTTTCTGACTTATTAAAAGAAATTCACAAAAATCAATCAAAAAAATCAAAACAATTAGCTTCTTTAATTGCTGAATTGCGTCCTCTTATTACTTCTTTAGGAGATGCCACTGTAGTAGTACCCTTAATTAAAGAATATATGGAAATCAGCGTTAAAAATGACGACCAACTAATAAAAATGGCTGCTATAGTACAACGCTTATCTACAGGAGCTACTTCTAGTGGCGATGGGGGATTATTAACAGAAGAAGAAATGGAACAACTTCAGAATGTAGCAGAAGAAATATCAAAAACTGTTGAAAAACCTAAACAATTAGAAGAACCTAAAGAAGAATAGATAATGTATATAGGAAAAGTACAACTTATTATATTAGATGCCTTAGACGCAAAATATTATTCTACTTTAGGAGAAGAAGATTCTATAGGTAGTATTCTTTTTACTTGGTTAGGTCAAGATGAACCAGCAACTGATAATTATGGAAGTTGTCATGTTGCAAGACCACTACATTTCAACTTGTCACATTATCCTGTAAGAAAAGAATTAGTACATATATATCCTGCTCCTAGTTCTGAATACAATAATAATGAAGCCGAAATATGGTATTATGGCTCACCTATATCTCTTCATCAAGCTCCTCAAGGATCCCCTTTACCAGGACAATTAAATGTATATAATTCAGATTATGAACAAGGTAGAACTTTTAAAATAAAAGAAAATATACAACCTTTAAGACCATATGAAGGAGATATAACTTTTGAAGGTCGATGGGGAAATAGTATAAGATTTGGATCTACAACAAATAACTCTTCAGAAAGCACTACTCATCAAAATTCTTGGAGCAATGAAGGAGAACCTGGTGAACCTATTACTATAATTAGAAACGGACAAGGAACAAAAGATAGAGGAGAATCTTTTGAACGTATAGTTGAAAATATAAATGATGATGACTCTAGTATATATTTATGTTCTAGACAACAAATATCTGATTTTATACCTGCATCTACAAACGATGGGTCTTATGGTTCAGCAGTAAGTATTTTTACTACAAAAGTAAAAGCTCCTAAAATACAAAATAATGATTTAAATGATAATGTAGAAGAAGATATAGTATTAAGTGAATCTCCTAATTTAGTTCCTCTTGAATTACAAACAGAAAACGAATTACAATATTTAGAAGATTCAGAAACAGCATTTTACGATATAGCTCCTACAGAAGAACAAATAATACTCCCACAAACTATATTTTCTTTACCAGAAACCTATATAGTTCCTGCAGGAGTAAATTTAAGTGAAATATTAGGATAATATGGCAAGATTTAATAAATATGAACAAATATATAGTGAAGTTGCTATAATGAAAAGTATCAATAACTACCCGGGGGTTGATGTTGGTACTGATCCTCTTCTTACTGAAGATTTTATATGGCATAATTTACAACAAGTACATATGTATTGCATAGGACCCCTTATAGATGCTTTTGGAGATATTGCTATTAAATCTGCATATAGAAGTAAAGCATTAAATTCACAACTTTCACCTCCAGGAGTTGAAAACTCCCAACATATTAAAGGATATGCAGTAGATTTTATTAGTATAGGTAGATCTACATCTGTATTATTTAATTGGTGTGTTAATAATTTACCTTATTTTACTCAATTAATATGGGAATATCCTGAAAGAGGCCAATATAGTCAAAATAATACAAATAGTTCATGGATTCATATTTCCTATAATGAGTATAGTCTCCCAAAAACATTATCTATTTCTTCTGAAAAAGATACAGTTCATAGTTTTTATGAAAGTGAGAATACAACAAGATCAGGTAATTTTACCCATGATATAAATAAACCTGCATTAGATGCAGTAATTGAATAATATGGGATTAGAATCACACGCAATAGTACAAGGAGATTGGAATATGGCTACCAGGATATCGATGGCGGCTGCTTCTTCTTATGTACCACAAAGTCCACAAACTTATATAGGTAATCAAGTTATATTAAATTCAGATAGATTAGTATTTAATGCTAAAAGTGATAGTATACTTCATTTTGCAGATAAGGGTATAGGATTTAGTACTAATGGGGGGTTTAATTTTGATGGAGGAGTTCAATCTAGGTTTGTAATAAATACTACTTATGTATTTTTAGGAATGGATAATATTACAGGTTTACCTGAACAACCTGCAGTTCTTGGATTTGAATTACTTGATATTTTAGATGACATTATAGATGTTATAGGTCAAGTAATTTTTGGTGTTCAATATGGGGTTTCATACAGAGTAAATGACTCTGAATTTACATCTTCAGGTGGTCCAGAGACTATGATAGGAGGAGAAGCAAATGAAAAAGCTTTTAAAATAACTAAAGATAATATGAAAATTCTTAAACAAAGACTTGTAGATATGTTAAGTAAAAAAGTAAAAATAGCATAGCCATGGCTTTAAATAGACAAATAAGAAATATAGTAATATCTCAAATTACCCCTCAAATAAATAGGGGTAAACAATGGTTAATGAAAGAAGTTAAAAAGAAACTTTTAGAACAACAACAGAAACTCCCAACAGCAAAAAGTATACAAGAAGACTTAAAAGTAGATGTAAACGAAGAAACATGCAGTGAAAAAGGCATGGAAAAATGGAACGAAAAATATGATGAAATTAATGATATTTTAGTTACTGCAAAAAATATACTTGAAGGGTCATTAGAACAATTTGACAAATATTTAGATAAATTAGGAAAATTAGTAGAAGGAGTAGAAGGATGTTCAGAAGAAACAGGTTCAGAAGACCAACCTGCAGGTCCTTTAGGAAAAATTCAACGTATATTATGTAAAATAGAACCTATAATGGAGATATTACGAATAATAGTAGCATTAGCTCCTCTTTTACTATTAACTTTTACTGCTATGTTTTCAAATGCTACTGCAGAAGATAAAATTACATCATCAAGAGACAATGCTAGAAAGGCTATATTAGGATATGCAAATCTTATTATTGCAATCCCCCCTATGATACAAAATATTATAGACATGGCTCTGCTTACATATAATAAAATGTTAGCTTTTAGAGAAAGAGTAGCAGGTATAAGGGACCAAGCAGTATCAATGGCTGTTTATTTACAAAGCTTACGTAACCAACATGAATTAAATTGTAATAACTTTTTAGCTGCTCAAAGTGACACAGATGATTTTGATGGATTTGATAATGGAGATACAGATACTCAAGACACAGATGATTATGATAATGATAATAATAATAATGATGGGAACAACTGGGTAGGAGACCCTACAAGAGGATTTGCAACTTATGACGATGCCATAACTTGGTATAATGACCATTATCAAAATATTCTTCAAACATTATTATCACAAAATAATCTCGTAGCTGTTGAAAGACTAGTAAAACTTGACGCACAATTTAGAGAACAATATAACCTATCATTCACTCAAGTTAATATTAGTCCAAATCAGCTGCAATAATTTAAAAAAAAACTATATTTATAACAAATAACAATTTTATATGAAAGCAAAAACATTTGAAAATCTAATTAGAAAAGTAGTTAGAGAAGAAATTGATTACGCATTACGCAGAGAAATTAAATCTTTAAAAGAAGACTTAAGAGACGAAATTAAACCTCAAATAATAGAACAACAACAATCTTCTAACTTACCAGTATCAGAAGAAACACAAAATACTTTAAAAGAAAAAATTATGGGTAAAGCCCCTATAAAAAAGCCACGCCCAAATACAACCTTTTCAAGTAATAGTACTTTAAATGACCTCTTAACAGAAACAGCAATGGGGGATACAAATACAGAAACAGCAAACGCTCCTGTAAGTTTATCTTCTCCTTTTTCAAGTGGAGCCCCTTTACCTATGGATACAGCAGGTATGCCTACTGAAGTAGCTAATGCAGTAACAAGAGATTATAGTGATTTGATGCAAGCAATAAATAAAAAAAAGGGATAATAAACAATGCCTATAATAAAAGAACATAAAAGAATAAACCCCTTAGATCAAAACAAAAATGTTACGATAGGAGTAGGATTCCCTATAGATGAAAAAAATTTTTTTAATGGGACTAAACTTATGTCTGAACAAAATAAGGCTAATCTTATTAATTTACTTTTAACCCAACCCGGAGAAAGAGTAAATTTACCTAAATATGGAATAGGAATAAAAAAATATCTATTTGAATCTAATTTAAATTTAGATTTATTAAAATTAAGAACAAGAAACCAAATAAGAACCCATATCCCTAATATAAGTTTAGAAGAAATGAC